GACTTCGCAGAGCGTGTTTTGAAGCCTCGTATCAGCCAATTGGCGTCTTCTGTTGACGCTGACGTGGCCAATGCGTACAAGTACATCGGTAACTCCGTTGGTACACCTGGCACAACTCCTTCTACTTCTTTGGTCTTGTTGCAAGCCCAGCAGAAGCTGAACGAGAACGCAGCCGTGATGTCTCCACGTTACGCTACTGTGAACCCTGCTGCTAACGCTGGCTTGGTTGAAGGCATGAAAGGCCTGTTCAATCCTACAGACACTATCAGCAAGCAATTTAAGAACGGCATGATGGGCACTGGCGTGTTGGGCTTTGATGAAGTCAACATGTCTCAGTCTATCAAGCAACACACCACTGGTACACGCGCCGCTACTGGCACTGTGACTGCTGCTGCTGTGACTGCTGAAGGTACTGCTACCTTGACATTGACTGTTGGCTCTGGCGAAACCATCGCTGTTGGTGACGTGTTCACCATCGCTGACTGCTACGCTGTCAACCCACAGACTCGTGAGTCTACTGGTTCATTGTTCCAGTTCGTAGCCTTGGCTTCTTCAACAGCCACTACAACTGCTACTGTGACCGTTGCTCCGATCTACTCGGCTAACAACGCTTTGGCCACCGTGAACGCATTGCCTGGCTCTGGTAAGGCTGTCGTGTTCGTGGGTGCTGCTTCTAGCCAGTACGCTCAGAACTTGGTTTACCACAAAGATGCCATCACTTTCGCAACTGCTGACTTGCTGTTGCCACAAGGTGTTGACATGGCTGCTCGTGCCGTTCACAACGGTATCAGCTTGCGTGTGGTTCGCCAGTACGACATCAACAACGACCGTATGCCTTGCCGTATCGACGTTTTGTACGGCTACAGTGCGATTCGCCCACAAATGGGCTGCCGTATCTGGGGCTAATCTGAATGGGGCTTCGGCCCCTTTCTTCGTAACATCTTTGAAAGGAAATTATCATGGCTCTCCCTAATGGTGCAGGTGGTTATCAACTAGGCGACGGTAACGTCGGTGAAGCACAATTGTTCGTGCAAGGCGCTCCTACTGCTTTGACTGCTGGCGCAACCGCCACCGCAGCTCAACTGGCAAACGGTCTGTTTACTTTCAACGGCACTGCTGGCAATCTTCAATTGCCTACAGTTGCTGATTTGGAAGCTGGCATTTCTAGCGCCGCCAAAACCAACGCAGCTTTTGACTTCTTCGTCGTCAACACTGACGCCGCTGATGCGATTACGCTGACTGTTGGCACTGGCTGGACAATTGTTGGCGCTGCCGCTGTTGCCTTGACCTCGTCTGCTCACTTCCGCGCTCGCAAGACCGGCGACGGTGCTTGGACTTGCTACCGCATTTCCTAAACCCAATGGGGCTTCGGCCCCTATTTTTAAGGAAATATCATGTCAAATACCAAGCCAATCGGCGTTGCTTATACTGACCAAGACATTATCGGCTCACAATATGTGTTGTCCGGTGAGCAATTGGGCTATACAACTGACGCACAAGGCACTGTGACACAAGCCACAAGTAAATCTACTGGCGTGACCTTGAACAAGTCTGCCGGTCAAATCACGATGAACAATGCGGCTTTGGCGAGCGTAACCAATGTGACCTTCACATTGACCAACTCGTTTATTTCTGCAAATGACGTTTTGATTTTGAACGTGGGTTCTGGCGCTACTGCCGGTGCTTATAACTGCTGGGTGTCTGGTTTGGGCGCAGGCTCGGCCTCTATCACTTTGCGCAACATTTCTGGCGGTTCTTTGTCAGAAGCTGTTGTTGTCAACTTTGCATTGATCCACAATCAGTAAACCAAATGGGGGTTAATCACCCCCATTTTTAAACTATGAACCTTACGCTAATCCACCCTATTCACGGTGCTAAAGTTGCCACAATGGAACTTGAAGCCGAAATGGATGAACAAAACGGCTGGACTCGCTATAATCCAGATACGCCTTCTGAACCTGAAGCGGCTCCTGTGAACGTGCTGGAAGTTAAGCGCCGTAGAAAAGTGACTACTGAAGAGGTCTAAGCATGACAACGTACACCGCTGGCGAACAGATCAATCGGGCGCTTCGGCTTTTTGGCGTGCTTGCCGAAGGTGAAACGCCCTCTGCGGCTACTTCTCAAGATGCGTTGATGGCGCTAAATCAGATGATTGACTCGTGGAATACCGAGCGGTTGTCAGTGTTCTCCACGCAAGATCAGGTCTTTACATGGCCTGCGAGTCTTATCAGCCGCACCCTTGGCCCATCGGGTGACTTTGTAGGCAACCGCCCCATCTTGCTAGATGACGCAACCTACTTCAAAGCGCCCAACGGCGTGTCGTACGGCATCAAATTTATCAATCAACAGCAGTACGATGGTATTGCGGTTAAAAACGTAACCTCCACATATCCTCAAGTCATGTTCATCAACATGACGTTTCCTGATATTGAGATGTACGTTTATCCTCGTCCTACGCAGGATTTGGAATGGCACTTTATTTCGGTTGAAGAACTGAACAACCCTGCCAACTTGTCTACGGTTTTGTATTACCCGCCTGGTTATTTACGTGCTTTTACGTACAACTTGGCCATGGAAATTGCTCCTGAGTTTGGCGTTGAGCCAAGCCCACAAGTGCAGCGCATCGCCATGACTTCTAAGCGTGATTTGAAGCGCATCAACAATCCTGACGATGTGATGGCACTGCCTTACGCATTGGTGGCAAACCGCCAGCGTTTCAACATCTATGCTGGTAACTATTGATGAAAACGCCCATCCTTGGCTCGACCTACGTCGCCCGCAGTGTCAACGCTGCGGATGCCAGAATGGTCAATCTTTTCCCTGAAATTGTCCCCGAGGCGGGCAAAGAACCTGCGTTTTTAAACCGCGCCCCAGGTCTTAGAAGATTGGCTACTGTTGGCGACGGCCCTATTCGTGGCTTGTGGGCCTTTTCTTCAAATGACGCTTTTTCGTTTGTTGTATCTGGAAATTTTCTATACAAACTAAACCGAAACTACACTGCTGAACAAATTGGCTACATCGGCAATACTGGCCCAGTCAGCATGGCTGACAATGGCACGCAGTTGTTCATCGCAGCCAATGGCCCTAGTTACATCTACAACACCAAAACGCTCGCGTTTGCGGAAATCACTGACGCTGATTTTCCTGGCGCGTTAACTGTGTGTTATTTGGACGGCTATTTTGTGTTCAATGAACCAAGCAGCCAAAAAATGTGGGTCACGCAATTGCTTGACGGCACATCAATTGACCCACTTGATTTTGCAAGTGTTGAAGGTTCGCCAGATGGTTTGATTGCCGTTGCGTCCAACTTCCGTGAAGTCTGGGCTTTTGGCACTAACTCGATTGAAGTCTGGTACGACTCTGGCGCGACTGACTTCCCCCTGCAACGCATCCAAGGCGCGTTTAACGAGTTGGGCTGTGCTGCCCCTTACTCGGTTGCCAAGATGGACAACGGTTTGTTTTGGCTTGGCCGCGACCGCCGTGGCCAAGGTATTGTCTATCGCGCCAATGGCTACACCGGTATTCGCATTTCGACCCACGCCGTTGAGTGGCAGATTCAGCAGTACGCTGATTTGTCGGACGCTATTGGCTACACATATCAGCAAGACGGCCACAGCTTTTATGTACTGGTTTTCCCTAGTGCTAACACCACTTGGGTTTATGACGCCGCGACCCAAGCCTGGCATGAACGCGCAGGCTTTGTCGATGGTGCGTTTACCCGTCATCGCGGTAATTGCCAAATGGCGTTTAACAACGAGATTGTTGTCGGCGACTTTGACAACGGAAATGTTTACGCTTTTGATTTAGAAGATTACTCAGATAACAACGGTATTCAAAAATGGCTGCGCACATGGCGTGCGTTGCCTACTGGACAAAATAATCTTAAGCGCACGGCCCAGCATACTTTGCAACTAGATTGCGAGTCTGGCGTGGGCATTAATTTAGGCCAAGGTAGCGACCCTCAAGTCATGCTCCGTTGGTCAGACGATGGTGGCCACACATGGTCAAATGAGCGCTGGGTGTCCATGGGAAAGATTGGCGAGTATTACAAACGTGTAATCTGGCGGCGTTTGGGCATGACTATAAAATTGCGTGATCGCGTCTACGAAATATCGGGCACTGACCCAGTAAAGATTGCCATCATGGGTGCAGAACTAATTCTGGATCCGACAAATGCCTAGCCCTAACGCTACGCCAACGCCAATTACGCCACCCCGAGTGCCGTTGATTGACCCTCGCACGGGTCTGATTGACCGCGCTTGGTATTTGTTTTTCTTGTCGTTACAAAATGTAGCAAATGCAGTGGTCGATGATGTTGTTGGCCCAAGTTTTGAAACCTTACTTTCGTCTTACGATGCGGCGTTACTTGCTGTTAATCAAGAATTGCAGACGCAGCCCTCAACGTCTGCCGTAGAGTCTCAGATTGCTGAAATTCAAAAACAACTTGAGGCGCTTAATCTTTTACCCCCACCAACGCTAGGTACAGTCACCACTGTGACCGCCACAGCGCCGGTGGTATCGTCTGGGGGCACTGCACCTGACATTAGTCTTGCGGCGGCTTATGGCGACACTCAAAACCCATACGCTGTTAAAACTGCTAACTACGTGTTGGCTGGCCCAACATCGGGCGCGGCTGCTGTACCTACATTTAGGGCTTTGGTGGCCGCTGACATTCCTGCGCTCTCTTATGGAACGGTAAGTAGCGTATCGGTCGTGTCTGCCAATGGTTTTGCCGGTACTGTGGCTACTGCCACAACAACGCCAGCCATTACGATGTCAACGAGCATCTCTGGCCTGTTGTACGGCAATGGCACAGCGCTTGCCGCGACAACAGTCAGCGCACCGCTGGCCTATTCAGCAGGCACACTGAGCATTACTCAAGCGGGTACGGCTACCAACGGTTATTTGTCTAGTACCGACTGGAACACATTCAACAACAAAGGTTCGGGCACAGTTACTTCGGTGGCCGCGCTGACCTTGGGCACGACTGGTACGGATCTTTCATCGACTGTTGCCAACAGCACCACAACGCCAGTTATCACGCTAAACGTACCTACGGCTTCGGCCACCAATCGCGGCGCGTTAAGTTCTACTGACTGGTCTACGTTTAACAGCAAGCAGCCTGTCTCTGCGCCAGTTACAAAGACGGCTGACTTTACGGTTGCGGCGACTGAAGTTTGGCTGATCAACAATAAGTCAGGCTCAACTTGCACAGTCACTTTACCAACACCGTCAGCCAATTCAGGGCGCGTTTTGTACTTTCAAAACTATCAAGCGCGGGCGCTAGTGTCAGCGTCTAGCAACGTAGTGCCTTTGGCAGGCGGCGCAGCTACTACATCAATTCTCTTGGCAAGTTCTGGAGATTCTGCGACACTTGTATCTGACGGCGCTAATTGGCTAATGACACAATACGTGCCAAATAACATCCTTCTTTTGGAGTAAACATGACAGTCACCGTCAAAGTCCTCGTACCGGCAAAATATGCCGAGAATGCGCAAACAACCCAGTACACAGCGACTGGTGTTACCGCGATCATCGACAAATTTACCGCTACAAATATCAGCGGTTCTGCCGCCACAATCAGCGTCAATTTGGTTACAGTTTCTGGCTCTGCTGGCAACACCAACTTGATCACCAAGACCAAGACCTTGCAAGCGTCCGAGGTCTACACGTTCCCAGAATTGGTCGGCCAAGTGCTTGGCTCTGGCGACTTTATCAGTACAATTGCAGGCACAGCTACCGCAATTAACATTCGCGTTTCTGGACGTGAGGTGACCTGATGATTGAACACCACTTTAGCGCGGGGGTATATGCCAAGGAAACACGTATTCCTGCTGGGCATATTCTTGTGCAACACAAACACAAGTTCGACCATTTGTCGATCCTCGCTAGTGGTTCAATTGAGTTAATGGTAGACGATGAGCGCAAAATTATTCATGCGCCAGCGTGCTTAACGATTGAAGCAAATAAACATCATGGCGTAAAATCGCTTACTGATGTTGTGTGGTATTGTATTCACGCCACCGATTGCACCGATACAGATGAAATTGATGAAGTATTGATAGTGGCTGGCGATGACACGCAAGCCCGTGAATTGGCCCAGTGCCTTCAGGAGTAAATTATGCCATGGTCGTTTATTATCCCCGCCGCAGTCAGCCTATTTGGGGCTAACAAGCAAGCAAGCGCTGCTAAATCAGCTGCCGCTACAACCGCCGCCGCTACTGATCAGGCTACGGAACTCCAGCGTGAAATGTTTCAACAAACACGCGAAGATCAAGCGCCTTGGAGACAAGCGGGTGTTAATGCTTTGGCTGAAATGCAACGCACAGCAGGCAATGTACCTGGCGCATTTAAATTCGGCATGGAAAATTTTCAACAAGATCCGGGTTATGCTTTCCGTTTATCCGAAGGTCAAAAAGCGCTTGATCGTAGCGCCGCCGCTCGTGGTGGTCTAATTTCCGGCGCGGCCTTAAAAGCGGCTGGTCGATATGGTCAAGACATGGCGTCGCAAGAATATCAAAACGCCTTTAACCGCGCTTTTACTGGCTACGGCACAGATGTGGCGCGTGAAAACCAATTGTACAACCGTCAAGCGGCGTTGGCTGGTATTGGCCAAACATCGACTAATTTGGTTAATCAAGCTGGTCAGAACTATGCATCTAATGTTGGCAATGCTTTGATGAATCAAGGCGCTAACGCAGGCAATGCCGCTATGGCTGGTGCTAATGCTTGGAACAGCGCTTTGACGGGTATTGGCACTGCTTACGGTAGAAGCCCAGTTAGCTTTAAGAGTTTATATGGCGATGGCAGTCCTTCAAATGCTGAACTTGAAGCACAAATGTACGGAGGTCGTTAATTATGGCGTCGCTTAACTTTGGTATCTTGAATCAAAATGCGCCTGCTGAAATTGCAGGCAGCGTACAGCGTGGTCAAGACGAAGCGTTGCGCAATCAAATGGCGCAACAACAATTAAAAACTGGCGCGATGCAACAAGAGTCTGCACAGATGCAACTCGAGCAGGCCAAACGCGAACGTGAAGCGTTGGCTAAAATGCAAGCGCAGTTTGTTGCCAATGGTAAATCGCCTGATATGCGTTCCAACTTCCAAGAAATGGTGCAATCTGGCATTCCACATTTCATGGACATTGGTATCAAGGGTATGCAAGCCCTTGATCGTCAAGACCGCGTATCCGCTATTCTTGGCGGCGGCGCTCCTACTGGAATGCCTAGCGCGGCCCCAGCCGCCGCACCTGCACCATCTATGATGCGCCAACCAGCGCCCGAAGTTGCTCAAAACGCATTGGGTACTGGTATGTATGGCATGGAGCCTAGCGCCCCAGTTAACGCATTGGCCGCTAAACCATCTGGTGCATATACGCCAGTTATGCCCCGTAATGCTTTGGCTCCTGCTGCCACTGGCACGCCAGTAATGAGCGACATTGAAAATACTTACCGCAAGATTGACCAGCTTCATGCGATTGGTGAGCACGACCTTGCCAAATCACTCGAACAGCGTGTCAAGGATAAATTACCGCCTACAGCAGTTCAAGAATTTGAGTACGCCAGAAAGAACGGCTATCAAGGCTCATTTGCTGACTTTAAAACTTTGCACGCACCTCGCACTACAGTTAACGTACCTGTTAATGTCAGCACTGAGAAAAAGTATGGCGAGCGTTTTGGTGGTTTGATTGCTGATGCTGATGCCGCTAAATTGAGCGCTGCTGAGAATGCACCAACCGCCGCCGCAAACGCAGACCGCATCACCGATTTGCTTGCAACAGGTAATGTCATTACCGGCACAGGTGCAAATGCCCGTTTGCAAATCGCTAAGGCTCTTAACCTGGCTGGTGGCAACGATGTTGAAAAGATTCGCAATACCGAAGTTTTGATTTCATCTTTGGCTGAAACCACAATGGGTGCGATCAAATCGTCAAACCTTGGCGCAGGTCAAGGCTTTACGAATGCTGACCGCGATTTCTTGGAAAAAGCTAAAGCTGGTCAAATTACTTATGACGCAGGCTCATTGGCTCGATTGGCCAGCTTGTCTCGCAAGGCTGCCGAGAAGAGTGCGGAAACTTGGAACACCCGAGTTAAGCAAATTCCTAAATCTGCCCTTGAGGGTACAGGTATTGGCACTGAACCTGTTGTTGTTCCACCGCGCAAAACCGCATCTGTGATGAACATTCCCGCCGGCGCGATCAGTGCTTTAAAAGCAGGACAAGGTAGTCCTGAGCAGTTTGATGCAATTTTTGGTGCAGGATCGGCAAATCGAATTCTTGGCGGGGGAAAATAAATGGCTGACAATCCGTTTGCTCAATACGCACCTAAGCAAGAGGCTGCGGCAAATCCGTTTGCGCAGTTTGCGGCTGCTGAATCAACTAGCGGAATTCCTGCCCCTCGTCGTAGTTACTCATTGTCCGAAGTACCGCTGGAAGCTGGTAAAAACTTACCCACCAGCGCTGGTCAGTTTGTTGGTGGTGTGGTGCAGGCTGTCACAAGCCCTTTGCAAACCCTGACTGGCCTTCTCGACTTGGGCGCAGGTGCTTTGCGCAATTCGTTACCCAAAAGCGTGTCTGGTTTTATCGACAAGTTTGATTCCGATCCTGCGGCTGCCCAGCGTGCAAGCGAAGTGGCATCTGCTGTTGGCGGCATGTACAAAGATCGATACGGTAGCTACGACGCAATCAAGCGCACGTTTGCCGAAGACCCCGTGGGTACTGCCGCTGACTTGTCCACATTGTTGACAGGCGGTGGCGCGGCAGCCGGCAAGCTAGGTGCTACTCAAACCGGTGCGGCAATGTCAAAAGCCGGGAATATGATCAACCCGATGCGCCCAATCGCGCCGGTAATCGAAGCCCCGTTTAAGTTGGCAGGTAAAGCTGCTGGCGCTGTTTACAACGCTCTTGACCCCAAATCCACAGCATATCTGACTGCTGTTGAGGGTCGCGGCCCAGAGATCGTCAACGCTCTTCGCAATCAGACTGAAATCGTACCAGGTAGCTTGCCTACCGCTGCGCAAGCCGCCGCTCCCGTGGGAGCCACTCGATTCTCTGCGATGGGTGAGTCTGCGGCCCGCACTACGCCAACACCGTTTTTTGAGCGTGAGCAAGCGCAAAAAGCAGCTCAGTTGGCCGCAGTGCAGCAAGTGGGTAAAACACCCGCTGACCTTAAAGCTGCTGAAGCTGCCCGCAGTGCTACAGCTCGAGAGTTGTACGGTATCTCTGACGAAGCCATGGTGGCCGCCGACAAGACATTTACTGGTTTGCTAGATCGCCCATCGATGGACAAAGTGATTGCGCGTGCCAGCGAGTTGGCCGCTGAAAAAGGCGTTCCTTTCCAGATTGGTCAGAACCGTCCAGCTCAGACAATCGCGTCAAGCATTCTGGACGCTGAAGGCAAACCTATGGGCGTGACCACAATCCCTGGAGAAGTGGCCAAGTACCCCGGTAGCAGTCTTCACATGATGAAGATGGCGTTTGATGACTTGACCAAAAACCCTGAGCGCTTTGGTATTGGCGCAAACGAAGTTGGCGCGATCAACGCAACCCGTGGTAAGTTCTTGAGCTGGGTTGAAGACAAAGCCCCTGCTTACAAAACAGCACGGGAAACCTTTGCCGCTCAAAGCAAACCAATTAACCAAATGCAAGTGGGTCAATTTCTCGAAGGTAAGCTGACACCTGCGCTTGGTGAAGAGACAGCCCGTTTGCGTGCCGCTGGCTATGCCGGCGCTCTTGATCAGGCTCCCGGCACAATCAAGCGTGCCACTGGTCAATCTCGCTTTGACGAGTTGAGCCAGGTCATGACCCCTGAGCAGATCAAAGTGCTTGAGTCTGTGCGTGACGATCTGGCCCGTGCCAAGCTGGCCGAGTCTCAAGCATCTGCCGCCCGTGGTGCTGGCCCCAACGTGAACTTGATGGGCACTGAGACACTGGGTAACGTGCGTGCTCCCAACTTCATCAACAACGTCACCACCGTGGCCAACGACATCCTGCGCCGCCTGCAAGGTAAGCTGGATCAGAAGTTGGCAATCGAGTTGGCTGCTGAAATGCTCGACCCTGCGGCTGCGGCTGCGGCGCTTGAGAAAGCGCTGGCCCGTCAAGCCAAAGGCGAGAAAATGGCAGATCCTTTTAAGAAAACTGGCAAAGCTGCATCACAAGTTCTTCGCACCCCTGCGGCAGTTAACATGCTGGCTCCGCAATCTGAAAACCAAAACGCATTATCACAATAATGGACACCCAAGTTTTATTCAACATCGCTGTTAGTTTGGCTGGCGCTTTGGGCGGCTGGATTTTAAACAACATCTATCGTTCAATTGAGCGCCTTGATACTGATGTTCGGGCCATGCCGCACATGTACGTTGGTCGTGAAGACTACCGCAACGACATGCGCGACATCAAGGACATGCTTGGCAAAATTTTTGACAAACTTGATGGAAAGGTAGACAAATGAAAGAGTACATTCTTGCACGCGCTAAAGAGCCATCTAGCTGGCGTGGCCTGTTTCTCATCTTGACCGCTATCGGCGTGCCCGTAGCGCCCGAGATGGCCAACGCAATCATCACAATCGGTCTGGGGATCGCCGGTGCAATCGGTGTCGCTGCACCCGATAAATGACGCCTCACTTCACGCTTGCTGAATTAACGCACACGGATCACCGTGTGTTTGACAACACGCCCAATGAACAAGAATTGGCCAACCTCAAACGCCTCGCGTTATTTCTCGAACAAGTCAAAACCGTACTGGGTGGCAAACCCATCATGGTCAATTCAGCTTTCAGATCAAAGGCTGTCAATGATGCAGTGGGCAGTTCTGACCGGTCTCAGCATCGCATCGGCTGTGCTGCTGACATTCGTGTTCCCTCTATGACGCCCGACCAAGTAGTCAGGGCAATCATCGCCAGTGATCTCGGGTATGACCAAGTGATCCGCGAGTTTGACCGCTGGACGCATGTGAGCATACCCAACACGCCAGAGGCCAAACCACGCAAACAAGCCTTGATTATTGACAAGGCGGGGACTCGGGCGTTTGCTTGACCTTGTAGTATTTAGCAGGGAGTCTGGCATTTTTGTCCAGCTCTTTTCTTAGCCAGTCGATGCCGCCTAAGTCTTTGAAGATCGCCATGTGACGATCGGTCAATCGGATTTGACGGCCCTTGAGTGGTTCTGGTGGCTTAGGACGAGGCATCACTTCTCCTCTGTTGAATTGTGTAAGTATGTTGTCAGGCGTTTAATCTGCGCCTCACGGTACTTGCACATGGACTCTGCGTACTCTTTGGCAGTCTGGGCTTCCAGCAGCTTGCGCTTGCACTCTTCGAGTTCTTTGAGCGCCAGCATCTCAGCCGTTGGCACGTCAAACACAGACTTGAAATAGTTTACGGTTTCTCTGAACATTACATTACTCCTTGTTAAAGTGTTACACAGTGTATCACAATTTAATGGCCTTTGGACTGGCGGTACTCTTTAATTGCGTTTCTTAATCCTGCCTGCGTGGTAGCTTTATCGTCTAGCGCCAAAGCCTGCGCCTGATCTAACGTGTCTTGGCACATGATGCGGTGGCAGATTACAGGCACACCCTGGCCCTGACGGCGCACACGGGCGTTGAACTGCTCGTACAGATCCAGTGACCAGTTAAGGCCGTACCACACGAGGATGTGGCCGTTCTTCTGGAGGCCGTCAATACCGTGACCCATCGATGCTGGGTGGCCAATCATCAGGGCGCAGTCACCCGTCTTCCAGCGGTGCATAGCGTTGGTCAAAGATGCCTCGGACTTACACTCAGTCAGGTTGATCGGGTCAAGGTGTTTAAACTTCTCCATGATCCGTGCAGCGTCCGAGCGGTAGGCGTAGGAACACAGGATCGGTGAGCCTTGGGCTTCGTCAATGATCTCTTCCAGCGCATCGAGCTTAAGGTCATGCACTGGCTCCCACAAGGGCATCCCAGCAATCGGGTACATGGCTCCATTGGAGAACTGGAGGCACTTGTTGGTCAGCGATGCCTGGTTGAACGCTTCTACAGTTGTGCCGCTGTCAAGGGTCAGGAAGAACTCTTTTTCCATCTTCTCGTACTTGGCCCGTAGATCGTCAGGCATCTCGATCTCGACGTTGTTGACCATGAGGTCTGGCAGCGGGTTGTAGTCCTCGGCGCTCATCTCAAGCGTGATGTCGCCGATCAGCTTTTTGATGGTGTCCTCGGTATCCTCATACGGCACTTCTTTGTACGGCCCGACTTTGCGGTAAAAGCGGGTGCGGAAAGCTGTCTTGGATGTACCCAGCCGCTCACCCTTGTCAACCACAAGAAATTGACCATGCAGATCCTTGTAGCCGTTGGAGGCCGGCGTGCCGGTCAGGCCCGTTGTCCAATCAAACTTCTCAGCAATCTTACGAAACGCCTTGACCCTGTTGGTTGAGCTGTTCTTCATCTTGCTAATCTCGTCCCAGATGATCCCGTTGAACGGCAGCGGCTTGTCCTTTTTAACAAAGTAAGTCTGGATCGTTTCGGCCAGCCAGCCCAGGTTCTCATAGTTAATCAGGTACACGTCAGCTGGGCGCAGCAGGGCGCGGGTGCGCTGATCCCGTGTGCCCGTGACCATGCTGAACCGCAGGTGCTTGGTGTGCTCCCACTTCACAGCCTCTTGCCGCCAGACCAGCCGGATAACCCTAATCGGGGCCACGATGATCACACCCCGCAGGAACTGGGTTTTGATTAAGTGAGCTAGGCTGGTCAGCGTGATCACGGTCTTACCTAGTCCCATGTCCAGCCACAACATCGAGTTGGGGCGGGTACATTGGAAGTTGACTGCCTTTTGCTGGTAGCCGTGCAATAGTTCAGGAGTCAGCATTTAACCCCCACTGAGCGGCCATTGCGTCTGCAATACCTTGATAGGTCGTGCTTCGGAGTTTCCATCTGTCGGCAGACGGAGGAAGGTAATGCAACCTCTCTCTCTCTCTTCGGCAACCGCATCATTTCATCTTTGACATTGTTGGTAGGTTGCAACAAAGGAAGCCCTTCAAGCCAAAGACAAGTGGCTTTTTGTTCCATATAGCCAAACATCCAAGGTTGAATAACTTGGCTTTGTTTTCGACCGATGCGTTCTCTAGCGTATTTATGCTGAATTGGATTTTCAATGCACTTACGAGGGATTGAACATTCCATCAGTGCTTTAAAAAACGCTGCACCTTCATCAAGCAATGCCCAGCGTGATGGGTCTTTATGCAACCAGCAAACACCGGAGTTTGTAAGATATGTGCAAGGAGGGTGAGCGATTAGCAAATCCCAACCTTGGTCAATCACATCAAATATGTCACCTTGATAATGCAACCCCGGTGCATCCGTTGGCAGTAAATCACAGGACATTGCAAAGTGGCCCATCTTTGCAAACGCATCCCGTACTCGACCGCTGTACTCACAAGCCACAAGTACTTTTAGCATCCCATCACCATTACATCAATCATTGTTTTACCCTCGATTACGTTATCAATTACAAATACATTTACTTTTTGGGCGCGGAGCTTGGCGTGTTCTCGCTCTTGCGCAGGAGTTGGCTTCTGACCACCTCGTTTGAATTCACAGAACCACACACGGCCATCTGGTGCGATGAACAGACGGTCAGGCACAGCAGCCCGTGCGGGGCTGGTAAATTTGTACGCAAGCACACCTTTGGAACGGGCGTATTCACAGACTCTGGCTTCAATGTCTTTCTCTAACATCTCAGCACTCGGAATCGGCTTTTCGGTTTTCCAACTCGATCAGCAACTCGATGTAGTGCTTGGCCTTAAGCAGATCAGCGATGCCGTTCTTCTTGCGCCAGCGGGTAACGTACTTGACCACGTTGCCTTCAAAGTACCCCAGTGCATTGGCATAGATGTACTCGACTGGTTGAATCGGCAGATCCTTGTAGTGGCTGCCACCTTCTTGTTTGTTTAAGCTAGACCCAGACATAATTTCTCCACTTCTTGAACGTAATAGTCAAAATCAACTGGCAACTTGCCAGCATCTTTGATGTCATTGCAAGGCTGGACACCCCAGCCGACCTCGACACCGATCTTTCGCCACTGGCCAGGATTCTTGGCAAGCGGGGGCATCCACTTGAACAGTTTTCCACCACCCTCGGCGATGTAATAACGTGTGATGTTCTGCAACTGGGACGTGACGCCGTCACGCTCAATCGCTAGGTGGCTAGACCGTGGCACTTTGGTGCGAAGCATAAAGTCCATGATGTCTGGCCAGTTGTGCAGCGTCTCGCGGATCGGTGCGCCCTCGGTAAGAACCTTCTCGGCCACCTTGGGGATCACCAAGCCGCCGGCGTTTTGATGCCACAGGGCATTCCACTCGTAAGCACCCTTGCGCTTGACAGTGGGATCATTAGGCTTGACAAATGCCGGATCAAACACGCCGATGTAGTTGTTCACATCACGGATCATCATGGTCTTGTAGATGGCTTCTTCAAGGTTCAATCCGGTGCGCCCTTGCCATGCGGCGCGGGCCACATCCACCAGCCACTTGTTCGCCCTGGGCACACGCACCGTCAGGCCGTCAGTGTTCACTTGGATCAAGCGAAGCCCTTCAATGTGCATCAGTCCTTCGGCCAGCAGGCACAGCAGGAGCTGACCGTTGAGCGTGATGGACATGGTGAACAGTGGGTCATAGAACACACTAAAGCGGCTGTTGCTGTCGCCGTAGACACCGTTGAGCGCCAGCTTCAGCATCGCTGACTCGGCTGACTTCTTGGGGTATGTTTTGCGCTGCTCGAACAGGTGCTTGTAAATACTTACAAAGTCTTTACCCAAATGAGCAGGATGAAATCCGTTAGTGATTGCCAGATTTGGATAATAAGAGGTAACGTCCAAATCAACAATGACATGATCAGCATCCGATTCGACCACTTCCGACTCGATAGATCCATGAATACCGCCAAGGCCAAAAACAAAATCGAACCCATGAACACGAGCGATAAGATCATTGAACACCCCCTTGGTTTCCGTGATTGTCTGCTCTTTTAACCAGTTGAGCACACGGTTGAACTCGGGTGATTCAAATTGAATCCACGGCAGGATGGCGTCTTTAAGCTCAATCGATGGGCGTGGAGTCTGGCGGGGTGTGCGACCCTTGGAGCCAAAGTCATAGCAGGCGACACCGGCTTCTTCCAGCTTCATGACGAAGTAGTCTTTGCCGATCTTGGTGTCGTTGTGATTCATAAAGTCACGGTTGTACTTGGCCGTCAGCTCTTCGCGGAACCGGATCATGTCCAGCGACTTGTGATAGAACGCCTTGGTTTCCCGCACGTCTTTGGCGTTGTAGGACTTGAGCGTCACGATCTGTTGCTGACCCAGCGCCGTGCCTACGGGGAACGGCAGATCCTCAATCGTGTCTGAGCGCATATTGAACTCAAGCATCTTGAGGCTAGTCGCCCGTGCCTTGTTGTCAAAGTGGTGGATCTTAAACAGATCGATTTGCTCAACGTATCGGTCACTCGGGTTGACCTGGTGCATCCATTTGCCGCCTTCACCGTCATCTTGCGAATGGATGATGGCCATGGCTTTTTGATACAGGGTGTCGGCATCAGAGTGCCCCATGCGGATCAGCGTATGCAGGACGGGATAGTCGAACCCCAAGTTATTGAACCCGACCATGCGTGCGTTCGTATCCTTGAGATACTGGAGAAACGCGATAATTTCTTTGGAGTCGTTGCGCCACTGGCTAATCTCAAAAGACCAGCATAACGGTGCTTCTGCGTGCTCCACCGCCAACGTGAAGACGTTGGGGTAGGTTTCGATGTCATACACATAATCATTACTCATTACAGTTACCAAGTTGGGTGGGGCCTACTAACGGCTACGGCTGATCATCATCGAGAACTCCCGAAGTCCGACACCGAATTCGGCCCCGATTCTTATTGACCGCCTAAGAACGAAGGGAGGCCCGCAAACGGCGCACTAGGCATCGCAGGCGCACCTTGAGGCGCAGCACCGAACATTCCAGCCGGAGCAGTCGCAACCGCACCAAACAAGTTAGACGCATCAACGGCTCCTTCACCGAATGCAGTATCGTCACCAGCAAATTGAACAGCGATCAAGTCGCAGCGGATGCCACGGCCATGTTTGTTCTCTTGCAACCAGGGTTTGACGGCGGCATTGACTCGGCAGCCACCGTACATTTTGCGGGCCAACTGCTGAAACGCCATGGTGTTGGCAGGATCAACAGGTGAGCCATCGGCTTGAATCATCTGCGGTGCAGAATCACGGCCAGCAGTGATGAACACGTTGCCAGCGTAGCCGTCATAAGGCTGGAAAGTCTTCTTGTTGACCTTTTCCTCACCACGACCAAAGCAACGCAACTTACGATCGTTCTGGATCATGCCCATGACGGTCTGGGCGTGCTCTTTCCACTTTTCCAGTGCCATCGCACCGTAGCGTGCCATGAACTGCTGGAACCCAGCATGATCCTGCGGCATCAAGAACTCACAGTTGTAAGAGATTCGCTCTTTACCTGTGGCTTCGTTAACCTGGCGTTGGGGTTCTGCGAGATGGGGAAAAGACAAACGGACATTTGACAAAAAGATAATATCGGACATAACAATTACTCCATTGATTTACGAAAGCCAAGCGGGAAGCTCGGCGGGGGTTTCAACTGCGCTAAACAGCGGCGCAGCATTCATTACGACAGCCTGACGGCTATCAGATTCGGGAACGACAGTCAGTTTGCCAGCCATCTTGACCACATATTCCTGCTCCATGCGGGCAAGCTGTCGGTCGGTAAGCTGAACCTTTGTGCCGTCCTTCTTGTCCCACGTCAGCTTCTCAGCTTTAGCGGGGGTGACGAGTTTGGTTTCATAGATCGCGCCTTTAGGGATGCCCATCTTTACGAGCTTCTCGGCCATCTCTTCTTCAGGTAGTGCCCAGGCACGAGAGCCACGGCCATTGACCAGCTTCAAGCCTGGGATGGACTGACCTGCCTCAAGACGGCGCAGGGCTTCCTTCTCCACACCTTCGAGGAGCTGGCGCATAAGGGGAGCGGCTTCCATGATCTGACGGATCTGGGCATCGTCCATCGTAGATGGATCTTTGTCAGCGCTTTGCTGCGCGACATCGAGTGTTTGCATTACAGGATGGAACATGATTCCTACTTCCTTCATTACGTTACTTGCCAGCGCAGAGCATGAACCCTTAGCACGGCAGAATTTACATTGACTTTCACCCGGTACAAGCGGTGCATCTGGTTTGTCAGTTGCGGCAGCTTGAACGATGATTGTACCCATGTTTGCAAGCAATTCGGCAACAGTCACAGTGTGCGATGTGATTGGATTCATACCGCGCAGTGCCAGCTTAGGCTGGATGATCGTCATGCGAACTTTGTCAAAGGGATAGGGGCCGTTAACGGGCAGCTTGTAGCCTGCCAATACACCATAAGCGTACTGCTCAAGCTGCAAGTTACCTTCAGCGCTAACGACACCCATACCATCTTTATAGTCGATCAGTTCCAGTGTGTCATAACACTCGATTTGAACGTCCACTGTGCCAGACAAGTCGTTGCGACCTAGTAAGTGCGCAGGGTCAACACGGGTTTCACTGAGCACCTTAGGGATAAAGAAGGGCGTGCCTTCTTCGGCTTTCCGTTTGGCGATGTAATCCAGTGCGATCTGCACACGTTTGGCACGGTCAGCGTCAACCTTGAACTGTCCCTCATGGTCAAAGAGATTTTGGCCAACGAAGTGTTGTGCGTTGACATCTTGGTCAATGCATTTCTCAAGCAGGGTGTGGCTGTGCGTACCGTCAACGGCAGCCGGGCCACTTTCCTGCTCAGGATACTTGGCCTCCTCTCGAATGCTACCAGGGCACAAGGCCCAGCGGTTGCGCTTCGATGGGGACAGCTTGGCGTGATCGCTCACTTGAGTGCCTCAACACCAGCAAACAACGCACCGTAGTGCTCGGGCTTCACATCGTTGATGTTCTGGTAACCGAGGCTTACCAACACGTTCTGGATCTGAGCACCCTTGGCAGCGCCCAAGGCTTTGTATGCGCTCATGACATAGTCGATCAGGCCCTTGCCGTCAGAGAACGGTGCGCCGCCGGCCACTGGTGCTGGAGCTGGCGCAGGGGCTACAAAAGCGGGAGGTGCAGGCATGGCTGGAGCGGCAACCACGGGAGCGGGGGCGGCCACCACTGGGGCAACTTCTACCACAGGGGCGGGTGCTGGTGCAACGGGTGCGGCTGGTGCTACATTGCTCGACTCGAGTTTGGCGGTGAGGGCGATAACGGCGGCGGTCAGCGCTTCAATTTTATTTTCCAGTGACATATAACGATTCCTTTTCAATTACAGGGGGTTGAATTACAAGGCGGTCAGAATTGAACGCTTGCACTATTTCACGAAGGACATCTGACGGCTTGCCGTATCTGTCTGCCTTTCGGTGAAATGCTTTGTGATCATTAGGCGTGAGCCTAACGGTCAAAAACTTGGTTAAAGGTTTGGTTGCCATAAATTATTTCCTGATCAGTTGCACAAAGTGTATCACAGTTGATGTACACTGTGCAACATGTACAAAAATATTTTTAGCAAAAGAAAAAGCCCCAGTGGTTAGACCGGGGCTAAAAGGAGATTCAATTCATGAAGCAAGTGACAACTGCATTGTCAGAAACGATTATATGAGCACAGCACCACAAGTACAACAACACCCTGCATCAGTTGATGCGTACATCAGACACGGCTGGTCACTTGTGCCCATCCCCTCTGGCACAAAAGGCCCCCGCACCCCAGGCTGGAACCTTAAACCTAACGCTCTGAAGGCACAGGGTGACTTGCCTCAGGGCTTTGGTATTGGTCTGGCTCACGCCTATTCAGGCACCATGGCGCTAGACATTGACGAGTGGGACAGCACCACTGTTGCCCTTAAGCAACACGGAATCGATCTTCAAGCGTTGTATGATGCTAATGATGCTGTCATCGTGGACTCGGGCAGGGCTGGTCACGGCAAACTTTTGTTCAACATGCCCTTTGGCCTGACGCTGCCGTCTAAAAAGATCCTGATCAACGGCGTGACAGCATACGAGCTGCGCTGCGCCACGGCCAATAATCTCACGGTGCAGGATGTCCTGCCACCATCTATTCACCCAGAGACACAACAGCCCTACCGCTGGGCAGGCAAGGGTCACTGGACACGTTTACCAGTGCTCCCACAGACCCTGCTCGATCTGTGGCAAAGCCTGCTGGCGCAGGACAAAGAGCGCACGATTGGCACAGGTGAGACAGTTGATGCGTCATGGGAAGACATCCGCACAGCGCTGGAAGCCATAAACCCCGACTGCTCTCGTGAAGAGTGGGTTACCGTGGGCATGGCATTGAAGTGGGCAGGTGAGCAGACAGACCAGCTTGAGCAGGCCCTGACACTGTGGAACGACTGGTCGATGCCGTCTGCCAAGTATCCAGGCGAGTCGCAGATCATTCATCAGTGGGTGAGCTTTCGCAATGACAAGGCCACAGCGGTCAAACTAGGATCACTCTTTCACATAGCCAAGCAACACGGATGGGTGCGCCCTATGCCAGACATTTCCACAATGTTCGCACAAGTGGAGTCACCCGCTGACCCAAAGTCAGTCATCGTTGACCTGCGCCCAAGGCCACCGATGATGGACGTATCTCTGTGGCCTGCCGTCTTAGCACGCAGGGCCAACGAGATTGGGCAGACAGTTGGTTGCGATCCTTTGGTTCCCTTGTTCGCAGGGCTAGCCGCTGTGTGTGGTGTTGTCGATGCACGCACACGGTTGGAACTCATAAAAGACTTTAAGGTTCCCCCAGTGCTGTGGCTTATGACCATCGGTGCGCCGGCAGACAAGAAGACACCAGGATCGGCCCCCATGCTGGCCCCCTTGAAACACCTTGAGATGGAAGACCGCCCACGGTTCAAGAAAGAGATGCTCGACTGGGAAGGTCAAGAGGCCATGTATGCATCAAGCAAAAAAGCATTCCTTGACTTCTCAGCATCACCCGATGCGCTGATGGACACCAGCCAAGCGCCAACGGTGTATGAGCTGCCACCCCAGCCCGTGCCCCTTCGCATCACCGTGGATGACGTGACTTCACAAAAACTTGTGCGCTTGGCAGCCGACCGTCCCCGTGGTTTGCTCTGTGCCTTAGACGAGATGAATAGTTGGGTGCGTAAGCTGACCGACAAGGCTAGTGGTGAGGATCGATCTGCATGGGTCAAGGCTTACGAGTCATCGCCCTATGAGATGGATCGCGTGGGCAGTGGATCAATTTATGCTGAAAACTTGGCTGTTTCAATCTACGGCAACATCCAACCTCGTGTGTTCCGTGAGAACCTGCACAACTTGTCAGCAGACGGTTTAGTTCAGCGCTTTGTGCCCTGTATCCTAAACGGTGACCTGACCAAAAAGCCCGTGGAGATCCCCGACTACCTGCTGAACAAAGACCAGTGGGAGCAGACCCTGCGCATCGTGTTCGCCCTGCCTGCCATGACTTACCAATTGAGTCCTGAGGCTAAGGCCGTCTATCAAGAGTTCCAAGACTGGTACGACAGCAAGAGAAACGATGAGCGTTTACTTCAGTCTGACGATACGTTCATGACGGCCTTCGGTAAGTTGGAAGGCTTAACAGGTCGTTTGATTCTCATGTTCCACCTGATCGAATCACCCTTTAGCTTGGCAGTCAGTGCAGAGCTGACCCAGCGGGTGATTCAGTTGGTTCAGTCTTATGTTGTGCCTGCGTATCGCTATGCCTTGGCCGAACTTAGCGGCTCGTCCAACTTCGACACCTGGTTGCGTGACTACATCATCCAGCACGCCGATGAGTCAACGATCACCATGGCCGAGATCAAACGGTCAGCACGTCGCCAGATCGAGAAGGTTAACGTGTGGCAACAAGACCAGATGATCTACGGTGCGATGTATCCACTGGAGCAGGGCAGGTGGGTTATGCGAATGGATGACGGCACACGGGAGAACCAGCACCATGCTCAATGGGCTATCAACCCTGCGTTGGCTGTGCAGTTCAAGGATCACCGTAAAGCTGTCATTGATGCTAAACAGCGCCAGCTTGACGAAATCTACAGGCTGTCCAGAAAAGAAAAACCCCGTGTTCACGGGGCTGAGTTGCTGGATTGATCAAGCCCCGTCAGGGGCTTTTTTTCATGTCTCTGACAAACCTGGCGAAGCTGGCAGCAGTGTCCCCAAAGGGCATGGCATCGAACTTCTTGGCAACCTCTTCAAGAACCTGATTGCGCTGCGATACAGACACGAAAAGATCGTAGTGGTAGGGTTGCCCTTGGCGCATGGCATTTTCGTGCTCTATGCGTGCGAATTCGTCATCTTCGTCAGTGTGGATCATGCTTCCCCCTTAATTCCGTGTGCGGCTTCGATGGCTCGGGCAAACTCAAATGGATCAGCCCCATCAGCATGGAATAAATCAGTAAGTTGTTCCATGGTTAGCGGCTTGCGCTGTGGTGGGTGGTTGGCGATTACAAGGGCGGCAAAGTGTTCAATGTCCCCATGCAAAGTTAGTCCGTTGTCTTCAATCAGTTTATAAACTTCATCACTTGTCATTGGGCTTTTCCTTCTTCGTCATCTCATGCAACGCTTCCTCAATGTGCCCCATGTGATTGCCTGACCACATGTCCCATGCGGCTGTGCGCTTTTGATTGATAGTCAGATCACCATTGGGGCTATGCCGTAGTAACTCACCCATGTCTTTACAACTTGCTGTGAAGTTCTTTGGTGCCTCTTGATCGGGGCAGATTGTGTATGTGTAAGGTAACTTAGCCATCATTCTTCTCCTTCAAGGTTTGCAATATGTGTTTGCAAGTCAACGATGCGGGCTGTTTGTTGCTCAAGTAAAGCCTCTAGTTTTGCCATATCAGCACCTACTTTTGAAGCGTATTCTTGTGCTTCTTGCAATGTTTGAATGTATTTTTTATGCCAGTATGTTGCGTCAGCAGCATCGTTGTTCATTTCTTGTCCTCCATATCTACTTCATCAGAAACACCCATTGTTTCCATTGAAACCACAGTGCCACGCTTTAAAAACAAGGTCAGAGATACACCCAACAGTTCAGCAGGTGCGGCTTGACCTCGTTTTGATTCGTTGTAATACAACTGGATTTGTTGTATCAGTGATGGTAATAGTTCTTTGTTCATTTGGCCTCCAATTGTTTCTGCGGTAATTTGTCAATGAACGCTTGACCGAACTGCACACTGGCGCAGTCTTCAATCCAAACATCATCAAGGAATGCTTCTTCCGTATCGCCGTGGCAGTACACGCGAAACCGTTTACCGCCATAAGCTATGTCATACATGGACTCGACACGCTCGACTGGCTTATTGCAAACCGCGCACGTTGGCACGTTATGCAGTACCAATTCGTATTTGTCGATGGTTGAAATGTTCATATGGGCGCATCCTCGTAGTTGTCAGGGTTGAACTTGGGAACCTTTGTACCCTTATCCAGTGGGTTTGGGAATGGGGGAAACGGCCATGCCGATGGCTGGTTGGGAGCCTTAATCGATAGTTTCATAGTTGGATTCCTTAATCAATGGTTCGATTCCTTAGTCAATGGTTAGTTGGGAGCCTTAGTCAATTGTTTCTTAGGCCGTCCTGCGCCCCGTGTGGGGGCGGCATCGGGCGGCGGCGTGAGCGCGGCGAGCACGTTCGGGGCCAGCGCTTCGAGCGTGCCCAGCACGGCCAGCAGGCGCACGGCGGCGGCGCTGGGGGCACGTTGGCCAGCGGCCCATTTGCGCAGGGTGAACACCGGAACACCTAGCAGGCCGGCGGCCTTGGTGTCGGTTAGGGCCAAGCGCTCGATCATGGCCAGCAGGTCGGCGGTGAATTGTGGGGGGTTTGTTGGTGTCATAGGATCCTCAGAATTAGGGTTAAAAAAGCCCCCAGCGGGTTTGCTGGGGGTAGCTTAGGGGTTAGCCTGGCCAGCGGGTTACAGATCCCAGGCGGCGGCCAGCAGGGCGACGATAGCGGCGGCGATGAGGGCACTCATGCGGTGGCCGCCGATAACCTGGCTTCGGCTCGGCCCTGCTCGATCAGGCGGCGAGCTTCGGCGCGAAAATCCAAGGCTTCGGATTCGATCATGTGGCGCAGTGACTGGGCAGGGATCTTGCCCCGTTCGTACTGAAAACCGGCGGTAATGTAATCGGCTTCGGTGTGGTTCATCGTTCGATCTCCCAAAGGTTAACGATCTCGTCAATTGTGGCCAGCGCTTCTTTTGCTGCGCCTGGCCGGTGTTTCTCGCTCGTATGGTAGGCGATCTCTTCTAGGGCGGCCACGGCCTGCCCTAGTGCCCGCTGCAGGTCGGCGATCCGGGCAAATTGCCGGGCCGTGCCGGTGAACCCTTCAGAATAGGCCAGCGCTTCGGCTTCGGTGGCCGTTAGGTTTTCAAGGTTGATCATAATTTCAGGCTTTCAAAATAGGAATGACGCGGCGGGCCAGCGCGTCGGTTACCCGTGCCCGCGATCCATGGGCACGGAACCCAATAATCACGCGGCGATCAGCACGGGCACAAAGCCCGCAGGTAGCGCACGTTATATCGTCGCGGGTTTGAGCTGGGCAGACAATGATTGTGCGGCCCTCTGGGGTTTCCGTCTTCTCTGGGGTGTCCATGGGCACGATGCACGTCAGGGGTGCACGCGATACGGCGGCCAGCGCATCAGCTTCTCCCGCATCGTCGGCGCTTAGGTTGACCGTGAAGCCCCAGTCGTTGGCGCACTGTACCCAGTACAAAGCCTCTGGGCTTTTTTTGTGCGTGTACGTGAACCCGCGGCGGCCAATGTTGGCCCGTACGATCTGACCCAGTGCGGCGGCGTCAACGTGCTCGCCTGCACCTGGCAGATCCCCGGCCACGTTGAACCGCCATAACTGGCCCGGGCGTAATTGATCAATGGCCAAACATACCGCGGCCAGATCCCCGCCCCTCTCGGCCACTTTATCCCAACTCATGCGGGTGTAATAGTCTTCGGCGTAACAGTCGGCCCGGTAATGGGGGCAGGATTCGGGGCAGGTTTCCCGCTGGGAATAGGTAACGGGAATCGGGCCGGTTTTGCTGTTGGCCGATTTCAAAATAAAGTGGTATTTCATGCCTGGCCCCCTTCGAGCGCTTCGCGGATCTTGGCACGGCGTGCTTCGGTGCAGATCTCGCGCTCCATATCGGCGAGTGCTCGCTCATCGTCTTCGGTGAAGTCGGCAAAATCTTGGTCGGTGTCTTCGTATCGCATTTTCAATTCTCCGAGGTTACGGTTACGGGTTACAAAAGTGTCATTGATAAATTGATTGAATAGGTTCACGGTTAGCCCCCAACGTGCGAGACGATCAGGCGGCCAGCAGGCACGCCGGCGCGGGCTTGAATGATCCTAGCGGCCAGCAGTTCTTTAATTCCCTTCTCAAGCGAATCAAGATCACGCGCCCAACGGTTAGGGCCGCCGGTGTAGTCTTTCAGGTGCTGGGCCGTGCGGTACATATAACCCAGCGAGCCGCAGCGCTCGGTGTTGACGTACACAATGGCTTCACCCAGGGAAATAAACCCGCTGCAACCCCGTTTATCGTCGTTTACGCGAATGTTTTTAAGGGCTACGGTGTACGCAGCAGAAAACCGGTTTTTGAGTTTAGTTGACAAAATGATCATGGCCGGCCCCTTATGCTTTCCGAGCGCTTACGCGCACCGTATAGAACGCTGCGCCGGTTGACGTGTGCGCCGTGATCAGTTGACGGGACGGCGCAAAGTGTTCAGCGATGGATCTCCAGTCGGTTACATCACGGCCAGGGCAGAAGCTCACGGCGGCGCGGTGCAGTTGACCTTCGATCGCCGCCTGGCCTGCTTCGATCAGCACGGCCTTAATTTGATCTTCTTCAGCTTTCAAGTTGGCCAGCTGGGCCTTGATCAGTGCGAGACGGTCAACGGCGGCGGCCAGTAGTACGGGGTTTTCGTTTTTCATGATTTGATTCTCCAAGGTTACGGGTTACAGTGAAAACAAAACGATCAGGACAAAACCTAAGGCGGCCACGATGGCCAGCGCTCCCAGCACAATCACGGTGTCGCTGGGTTCGTCAATCGGTGCAGGGTTCAATTCGATGTAGTGCAGTGCGTGCTTATTCATGATTAGATTCTCCAGGGTTACAGTGGCCAGGCTTCGCGCCTGGCCGGTTTACATTAGGCGATGAATTCAGGGTGACCAATAACACCCAGGCGGGCGGCGTGCTCACGCAGGGCGGCGGCGCTCTTGTTGGTGCGTGCCGAGCGAATCAGCGCAGACAATGCACGGGCCACAAAATCAAGGCCTAAGCCTGCGGCATGGTACTGTTCGATTTTGTTCAATTCGCGGATCTCTGATTTGTTCATGATTAAATTCTCCAGGTTACAGTTACAAGTTACAAGTTACAAGTTACAAGTTACAAGTTACAAGTTACAAGGCCGATTTTGTGTCGGTGCTACATTATAAACACAGAATGACCCATTGGGTCAATTAGGCAAAAGAAATATTTACTAGGTGCTTTCCCTAACCCGCTGGGTATCCCTGCTTCAGTGCGTCAATTGTGACTTACAGAAGGATATGGATTTTAGGATTCTCGGATTTCTTGTGCTTTTCAGAAAAGTGTATTTTTTCCCCCTCGCCTGCGCGATGTCACAATTGACGCACTCGCCCCCTTTTCCCGTGCCCCCTCGATCCACTGGGTTAATCCCTCACCCGCTGGGTTTCCGTGATCTTGGCCAGCGATCCAGTGCACCCGCTGGGTTTTGTGGCCACTGATTCACCCGCTGGGTGCACATGATCCCGTGATCCATCGATCCACTGGGTGCACCTGGCCGCATCGATCCACCGGCGGCGGCCTGCGCCTGGTATCACGGCGGCCAGGTTGCACGGTGTCACGATGGCCAGCGCCCGCGATCCAGCGGCGGCGCGAAGCAGGATCCGTGCCAGTTGCGCGATGGGGCCGGGTAGGGCCGACGACCGAAGGGGCCCAGACGGGGAGGTATCACGAACAATTTTTTATTTTTTCAAATTAACCCATTACCCACTGGGTTCTGCTAACCTACAGTTGCACACACCCAAACATTCCGCTAGAATCCGTGACACTATGGAATCATTAAATCCCGATCCTGTAGGCGCAGATGTCACAATGACCAGCGATACCAAAATCGAATTACCCAACTGGCTAGACCCTGCACCTCGCACGCTTGCCACATCACCCCCTGAGGTGAAAGCACTCGCATTGGCTCAGTACGAGCACATCTTTATGCGGGTCATCGACTCAATCGCCCACGGCAAATCTTTGTCGCAAGTCCTTCGGGACGATCAGCGCGAGATCGACTACAACGACTTTTATCGGTGGATCAAGAAGGATCCCCAGCGCAGCCAACTGTTTGCCGAGGCGCAGGAGATGCGCACCGAATTCATGGCCGGTGAGATCATTGAGATTGCCGATGCGGATGACACACTCGAAGATGTGAACCGTAGCAGGCTCAAGATCGATACTCGGAAGTGGCTCATGGGTGCGCACAATCGGAAAAAATACGGTGAGACTAAAACCGTGGAGCTGGGTGGGTCGATCTCGATTACCGATGCGCTGGCGCAGGCCAGAGCCAGGGTGATCGAAGCTGAGGTAATTGATGTGGAGGTTAAAGGCGACTAATGCAGAAACCGATTTACTCACCCCAGGACGAGCAGGTCTTGATGACCCAGCTCTGGAGTTCCCAGATTGCAGACAACCCAGAGACGTTTGTACTCTTTGCGTTTCCATGGGGGCAGAAGAACACCCCACTCGAACACTTCAAAGGCCCACGGGCTTGGCAGCGTAGAACATTACGCAAGATAGCCGATCACATCAAGGCTAACCGTGGGCAGGTGGACATGGATGCGCTTAGGCGTGCTGTCAGCTCGGGGCGCGGGATTGGGAAGTCAGCCCTGGTATCGTGGTTGATCCTGTGGATGCTGACAACTCGGATCGGGTCTAGCGTCATCGTGTCGGCTAACAGTGAAAACCAGCTTCGTACTGTCACCTGGGGTGAGCTGACTAAGTGGGCGACCATGGCGATCAACTCGCACTGGTGGGAGCCGTCAGCTACCAAACTGGTTCCTGCACAGTGGCTCACAGAACTTGTCGAGCGTGACCTCAAGAAGGGTACCCGTTACTGGGCCGCTGAAGGGAAGCTGTGGAGTGAAGAGAACCCAGACTCGTACGCCGGTGTCCACAACCACGACGGGATGATGGTGATCTTTGATGAGGCGTCAGGTATTCCAGACACCATCTGGTCAGTGGCCAGCGGATTCTTTACCGAGAAGATTTTGGACAGGTACTGGTTCGCGTTCAGTAACCCACGGCGCAACAGCGGGTACTTTTTCGAGACGTTCCACAGTAAACGGGACTTTTGGGACACCGAGATCATCGATGCGAGAACCGTCGAGGGCACGGACAAAGCCGTCTATGACCAGATCATCGCTGAGTACGGCGAAGACTCCATACAGGCCCGCATCGAGGTCTATGGCGAGTTCCCCGCTGCCGGCGAAGACCAGTTCATCTCGCCCGTAGTGGTCGAAGATGCGTTCAAACGACCACTATACAAAGACTTGACTGCCCCGATCGTGATCGGCGTTGACCCAGCTCGTGGGGGCATGGACTCAACAGTCATCGTGGTGCGCCAAGGGCGTGACTTGGTGGCCATCAAGCGCTACAAAGGCGAGGACACCATGAGCGTTGTGGGCCACGTCATTGAAGCGATTGAAGAGTACAAGCCAGCCCTGACGGTCATCGATGAGGGCGGCCTTGGGTACGGGATACTTGACAGGTTGACCGAGCAACGGTACAAAGTGCGCGGGGTTAACTTTGCTTGGAAAGCCAAGAACCCCATAATGTGGGGTAATAAGAGGGCCGAGATGTGGGGTATGATGCGCGACTGGCTCAGGTCAGCTGCGATTCCTACCGACAGACAGCTCAAAGCTGACCTCATTGGGCCGACTAAAAAGCCCAACTCTGCCGGCACGATATTTTTAGAGGGAAAAAAGGAAATGAAAGCACGAGGTCTTGCTTCACCCGATGCAGCTGACGCTCTTGCCGTTACTTTTGCCTTCCCAGTGGCCCACCGTGAGGCGCGTGAATCCACGCAGCGCCGCACGTACAGTGATCGAGGCGTGGTTGCAACATCTTGGATGGGGTCGTAATGGCTACAAAGAAGTCGGTATCACTATCAGTTGGACGTGGCGAGAAGCTGCCGGTCAGCAAAGGCGCTGGCCTGACGGCCAAAGGGCGTGAGAAGTACAACGCAGCCACCGGTAGCCATTTAAAAGCGCCAGCACCTAACCCCAAAACCAAAGCAGACCAAGGCCGCAAGGACTCATTTTGTGCAAGGATGGGCGCAGTAGCGGCCAACGCCAAGGATGGCGAACGCGCTAAAGCGGCTCTTAAACGATGGAAGTGTTAACATGCAAAAGCCTGGACTCTACGCAAACATTCACGCCAAACAAGCCCGCATCAAAGCTGGCTCTGGCGAGAAGATGAACAAACCTGGCAGTAAGGCAGCGCCTACGGCCAAGGACTTCAAAGAATCAGCCAAAACAGCGAAGAAGAAGTAACCATGCCACTCGTCAAATCAAAATCACCCGAAGCCTTCCGCAAGAACGTCAAAGCTGAAGTGGCGGCTGGCAAGCCAGTCAAGCAGGCCGTGGCCATAAGTTACGCAGTTAAGCGTGCGGCGGAAAAGCCAACAATGAAAAGTAAAAAATGAACACACAAGACCCATGGATTCATCGTTCCGAAGGAATGCGCTGCAAAACTTGTATTTGGTTTGTACCAAAACAAGTAACAAAGCCTGGAACTATTGGTGAACTTGATCCCGTTTACCATTTAGGCCGTTGCCGCCGCCATGCCCCAACAATGAACGGCTACCCCGTTGTGTTTGTAAATGACTGGTGCGGTGATCATCGATTGGATGAGAATAAAGTATGAAAGCACTCCAAGACTGCGTCATCATTGAGCGTGACATGGAAAAGCACCCGCTTTTCGTGTTGCCCCAGAATTCCGACAGTGAGACAGGCAAAGTTGTGGCCACCGGCCCTTTGTGCCTAGACGTTAAGGTCGGTGATCATGTATACTTTGGCGTAGGGCAAGAGTTTAAGTACGATAAGTCGTATATCGTCATGCGTGAGCCTCATATTTTAGGGGTTTTGGAATGAATGATCCAACCGGAATAGTCGCAGCCGCTAATGTGGCTGCTGGCGGTAAGCCTGCGAAGAGTGAATCAGACATATTGACAGTCGCACGTAGCCGACTGGACATGGCTGTCTCTGCACTGGCTGAAAGCCGTGAGGATGAGATCGACGACTTGCGTTTTTATGCTGGTTCCCCTGACAACCACTGGCAGTGGCCTGCTGACGTGCTGGCCACCCGTGGCGCGGTGCAGGGTCAGACGATCAACGCCCGCCCAACGCTGACAATCAACAAACTGCCGCAGCACGTTCGTCAAGTGACGAATGACATGCGTCAGAATCGCCCAGGCGCGAAAGTCATCCCAGTCGATGACAACGCCGACGTGGAAGTCGCAGAGATTTTCAACGGCATGATCCGTCACATTGAGTACATCTCTGACGCTGACGTGGCTTACGACACCGCCTGCGAGAACCAAGTGTCCTACGGCGAGGGTTACATCACCCTGATGACCGAGTACTGCGACGAAAACACCTTCGATCAAGACATCAAGATTGGCCGTGTTCGCAATTCCTTCTCGGTCTACATGGATCCGCTGATCCAAGACCCCACGGGCGCGGATGCTAAGTGGTGTTTCATCACCGAAGACCTGACAAAAGCAGAATATGAGCGCCAGTACCCCGATGCTGCGCCTATTTCTACTTTGCAATCCCTTGGCGTAGGCGATCAGTCGATCAGCAACTGGCTCAACGAAGACACAGTGCGTATTGCTGGCTACTACTACATCGACTACGACAAAACCACGCTGCACTTGTACCCAGGCAACCAAACGGCCTTTGAAGGCACGCCCGAGGACAAGATGCTCAAGGGCATGTTCGGCAAACCGATCAACAAACGGATCTCCGAGCGCCCACGGGTCAAGTATTGCAAGATCAACGGGTATGAAATCCTCGAAGAAAAAGAATGGGCTGGCAAATGGATCCCCGTGATCCGTGTTGTTGGCAACGAATTCGAGGTTGATGGCCGTTTGTATGTGTCTGGCTTGGTGCGTAACGCCAAGGATGCCCAGCGCATGTACAACTATTGGGTGTCTCAGGAAGCTGAGATGCTGGCTCTGGCTCCCAAAGCCCCGTTCATTGGCTATGGTGGCCAGTTTGAGGGCTATGAGGACAAGTGGAAGACAGCCAACACGAACAACTGGCCCTATCTGGAGGTCAATCCCGACGTTACAGACGGCCAAGGCGCAGTCTTGCCACTGCCCCAGCGTGCGCAGCCTCCAATGGCTTCTACGGGCCTATTGCAAGCCAAATCAGGCGCATCTGAGGACATTAAGTCCACAACGGGTCAATACAACGCATCACTCGGCATGGGTTCTAACGAACGCTCTGGCAAAGCCATTTTGGCTCGCCAGCGTGAGGGTGATGTAGGTACTTACCACTATGGTGACAACCTGACCCGCGCCGTGCGCCATGTGGCCCGTCAGTTGGTGGACTTGATCCCCAAGATTTACGACACTCAGCGTATTGCTCGCATCATTGGTGAAGACGGCGAGACGAAGATGGTCAAGATCAACCCTGACCAGCCCCAACCCGTCAACAAGATTGTCAACGAGCAGGGCATCGTGATCGAAAAGATCTACAACCCAGGCGTGGGCAAGTACGACGTGGTGGCCACGACTGGCCCAGGGTACGCAACCAAGCGCCAAGAAGCTTTGGAAGCCATGGCTCAACTGCTTCAGGGCAACCCCCAACTGTGGTCTGTGGCTGGCGACTTGTTCGTCAAGAACATGGACTGGCCTGGCGCTCAAGAAATGGCCAAGCGGTTCCAGAAAACCATTGATCCTAAGTTCTTAGCAGACGGCGAAAATGATCCAGCCTTGCAGGCGGCGCAGCAACAGATTCAGGCCATGGGCGCTGAAATGGAGCAGATGCACGCGATGATCCAAAATGTCGGCAAATCAATTGAGATGCAGGACATGGAGCGCAAGGACTTTGAGGCGCAAGTTAAGGCTTATGACGCTGAAACTAAGCGTTTGGCCGCTGTGCAGGCGTCTATGTCGCCCGAGCAGATCCAAGACATCGTGCTTGGCACGGTGCATGGCATGATTACCTCTGGCGACCTGATTGCTGAGATGCCAGGCCGTGAGCCGATGGAAATGATGAATGAGGGGTCTGAATATGCGCCTCAACAACAAATGATGCCACCTGAGCAAGGAATGCCACAATGAAAGCGAATGAATTTATCGGAATCTTGTTCCTAGCCCGCGATGTTGCACATAGTGTTCACCTGAACACCCGCAGTTTCAGCAAGCATATGGCGCTCAACACCTTCTATGACGGCATCATTGACCACGCCGATGCGTTTGCTGAAGCCTATCAAGGCCGTCACGGCTTGATCGGCCCCATCACCCTGCATTCGGCTAAAAAGACGGCTAATATCATTGAATTCCTGCAGGATTCACTTGCCGAAATTGAAGGCGCTCGTTACGATGTGTGCGATAAATCTGACTCATCGTTGCAACAACTGATAGATAATATCGTTGAGTTGTATCTTACAACCCTGTACAAGCTCAAATTCTTGGCATAAGGACACATCATGGCACTCTATAAACAAGGTAATGCAGACGCTCAGATAAAAGTCGGCGCAGGCAAACTGTATGGTATTTTTATATCTACTACTGTCGCGGGCACTTTTGCTTTGTATGACAGCGCGACGGCTAGCACTAGCGATCCTAAGATTGCAAACACTGTGACCGTGGCGGCTGGCACTCAGTATTTAAGTTTCCCTGCTGGCATTTGGTTTAGCAACGGCTTGTACATCGACATTGCCAACACGATTGAGTACACAGTCGTTTACGAATAAGTCGTGGCAAACTCCAAAATCTCGGCGCTGACCTCCGCGACCACGCCGGTTGCGGGGACTGAGGTTTTGCCTATAGTACAGAGTAGTGCAACTAAACAGCTATCAATTGCCAATTTAACGCCAGGTCTGTCAACAATCACGGCAGCAAAAGGCGGCACTGGACAAACGTCCTACGCGGTGGGTGATTTGCTCTACGCAGATACAACCACCACGCTTGCAAAACTTCCCGATGTGGCCACAGGTAACGCCCTAATCTCAGGCGGTGTTGGTGTTGCGCCGTCATGGGGCAAGATTGGCAATTCAACGCTTACAAATTCGTCCATCACATTTGGCTCAACTGCTGTGTCGTTGGGCGGTACGGTCAGCGCTTTAAACGGCGTGACAGTTGGCGCAACAACAGCGACTACTGGTAAATTTACAACACTGACTTCAACGGGCGATACCACACTTGTAAATTACCAACAATTTACGTCAAAACAGACTTCGTTGGCGGCAAACACCACCACGACAATTATGACTATCACGCAAGGTTCTTACCTTGGTACTATTGCGGGCGTATTTGAAATCATTATTCAATCTGGAGGCTATCCTGATGGCATAGCTTTCTACATGTATTCATACGCAGCACAGACTTCGCTTGGTGTTGGTAGTTGGTATGGCGGTGGGTCAAGCACTTTAATCGCCAGCAATTCATCCATGAATGGGTTTTCCATTACAACTGCGCCAACATTTACTGCGACTAAATCTGCGGGGTCATACGGAAATATTACGATCACAGCTAAAGCAAACAATTCTTGTACTGCAATTGTTGTTTTTCGTGGGTATTCAAGCGGGGTAACATTCTCGTGATACGCATCCTTGAGATCCCTAAAAACGCATCACGGTATGCGTCCTTTTTGTCTCAAACATTGGCGTGTGAACAAGATGTTTCGGTGTGTTTTTTGCGCAACCCCTACATTCGGTTTTGGTCAAATGTCAAAACTATTGTTGATGAGATTTCTTTGTTTGGTTCATACCCGCCAACGGGTTTGCCAAAACGCACAACTTATGAAGGCATGAATGTTGACGTGCAAAAACACATCAACGATTGTGTTGCTGTATTAGGTTTGCCGGAAATGGAATTTCATTTGCGAACACAAAGTTCATACATAGGTGAGCAAAAGTTTGATGAAGTCATTGTTATTGACAATCAGCTAAACGAAAAATTAAGACAACTGGCTAAAAAATACAACGCTAAAACAATTGAAAACTTTGATTTTCAGTTCGTAATTAATGATTCTCCAAAAGAATTGGACGATCAAGCCTTGGCTTACATTCAATCAACGCCTGATGTAAAGGCAAGAATTGACTCATATTACGCTGATGATTTTGCGTTGCTTGCCAATTTGGAAAGCCTGAAAAAATGAAAATCTTGGTGATGGGCTTGCCTGGCGCTGGAAAGACAACATTAGCTGAAGCGTTGGCTAGGTTGCTTCAGGCTGTGCATTTCAATGCCGATGATATTCGCAAAAACATCAACAAAGATTTGGGTTTTAGCGTTGAAGATCGAGTCGAGCAAGCCAGGCGCATGGGGCACTTGTGCGACATAGCGTCCCGATGGGGTGCATTTTCAATTGCTGACTTTATATGCCCTACGCCTGAGACACGAAAAGCGTTTAACGCTGACTTTGTGATTTGGGTGGATAAAATAAAAACCAGCCGATTTGAAGATACGGATAAAATGTTTGTACCGCCTGACAAGTGGGATGTTCGGATCTCTGATTCGTTTCAATCCGTTTTCCCCACCTATCATGCTGAAGAAATTGCCGCGATAATTAAGCGGTCAACAAAGACACTTGGAGTTGAAATATGACAGTCAATCTTTCCTGCTTTGCTGGCGTTGGCCAACAACTTTTTGACAATAGCGGAATCCCTTTGTCTGGCGGTCTGATCTATTCGTATTTAGCCGGAACAACTACGCCCGCCACAACATACACCTCAAATTCTGGCGCTACTGCACACCCTAACCCAATCGTCTTAGATTCGGCTGGCCGAGTGCCAAGCGGTGAAATTTGGGTAACGCCAGATCAACTTTACAAGTACGTGGTTAAAACCTCAACTGGTACTTTGTTGAACACCTACGACAACATCCCGTCAATCACATCTATTGGTGACCTGACTTCGCCAATTTTGACACCGATAATGTTTGGTGCAGTTGGTGATGGTACAACCAATGACACCGTGGCCATGAACGCTATGTTTACTGCTGCTGCGGGGCGCACAATTGACGGTTTATCAAAATCATACAAAGTTGTCCCTGACACAATTATTGACCCTTACGCAACCGCTGGTGTCGGTTATGGCTTAAACAAAGCATGGTTTTGCATTAAAAATTGCACTATTCTTCAAAACATTACCATTGTTGGTTCAACAAGTTTTGGTAATACTTTTTGGGGTAAACAATTAGAAGCCAACAGTGTTCACATTACAGGCGATTGCCGAATTTCGTCTTGGTATTGTGCTTATACTGGTTTGACAGTTAGCGGCACGACTTGGCTTGGCGGCGATGTGCCGCCTACTGGAAACTTTTTCGGGTTTTATTACAACACCTTTGCCAGCAGCGATTTGGGCAAAGTGATTTGCGACCAGCGCTATGGGCCAGTTAACTTAAACCAATTTAACGAGTGCCGTTTTACAAACTTTTGGGTAAAAAATACTGGTTATGTAGGATGGACTGCGGGTTCATATCCATATCAAAGTTTCCACATGAACCAAATTTTGGCGTGTGAACTGTTTACAGATACGGGTCAAGGAATTACAGCCCCCGATAGCAATGTGTATGGCATGGTCATTGGTGACAGTCTTGGAAATGGTGTCACATCGGGCGGCATTAACCGAATTATTGGTCTTTATAACGAATCACCTGTTCGAGGCGTATATGGTGATTCATGGCAAATTGAAAATACTCACTTTTCTGGTGAGAGCGGCAACACAATGGGTGGTGGTCAAATTGGCTTCAATATCCCCTATTCGGGAGAGCCAGCACCACTTGCGGGAGAATCCCGTGTTGCCCCTCAACTTACCCCAAACGGCAATGTTTTATTGGGCGGTGATTGGTCAGTTTTAAATGAAAGCGGATACCCCGCTTGTATGTATCAAGTCAGCATGATCCCAACAGTTGTCTCTGATAGCACAGAACCAACAGGACTTGGTAAAGCTGTTCAATTTTCGAGCAGTGTTGCTTTTGCTGTTTGCGGTATCACCAATTCTGTTGTTGATAACGCAAACAACTACACACCAATGTCGTATGCAATCATCTATAAAGTTACTTCCGGCGATGCTGCTATCGAAGTTAACGCACCAGGTGATTAATCAATACTCTATGGTTCAGCCAATTTATTCCGGTTAAGCAACGGTTGGGTCATGGCAACTGGTATGACTGGCGGTTTGTGCCGTTTTACGTCTGCTTCACCGTTCACAATTCGTATTAGCGCCGTGGCGATGGGTCGTGGTGCTGGCGTGGTTTCACCATTTACAAACCAAGCAAGCGCAAAGCCCATGCTTGACTTGTCAGGCGGATCGTCTGTTGTTGGCGGCTATGTTGCCAAATATGCAAGTTGGGGAAATACTGGCGTAAAAACAGTTTCAGCCGCTTCATCAACAGATTGGTACACAATTGACTTTCAGGCATTTAATGGAAAAGCTGCAACTGTTAAAGTTGTTGCAAATTACTCATCAAGTTCTGGCGGTGCAAGATGTGCTATGCGTGAAAGTTTGATCAATGAAAATGGCTCGGGCGCGTTGGTTGAGCAAAACGTCACCAACATTACCGGCGCAAATATGAGCCTCTCATTTGTTCTGGCTGGCGCTTTGTTAACTGTTAGAACCACAACTTCCGCTGGCGTGAGTGAAACAGCGCGGGTGGGAATTCAAGTCATTGGCGGCGGTATGGGCAATTCCCAAATCACAATTTTGTAAAAGGAAAGATCATGGCAATTCAAATCAGCATCAGCGCCGAAAACAATTTTGGCCAAATCTCAAACTTGGTAAACTGCTATTGCAAAGTCACCCGTGTGATGGGCGACAAATCCCAGTTGCACGCAAAAGTCGACGTAATGAACGCAGAGAAAAACCGCGTTTATCGTGAAGAAACTTTTGCTTTTACACCTTCAGTTGAAGACGGCGCAAAAAACTTTATCGCTCAAGCGTATGATCACATGAAATCGTTGCCACAATTTGCTGGCGCGACTAATTGCTAACTGAAATAAATTCCAGCATAATGCTGACAAAACCGTATCGGCGAGGTTCACCGAGGAATCTTAGGATTCAAGAATGACTGAAGAAGTCCAAGCCCTAGCGGAAGTAGACTCCGCGCCAACCACGGATGTGACGGCCACACCTGAAGTTGCTGAAAGTACGCCGGAAGTCGCTGAGAACCAAGTTGATCAGGTCGAGGAGAAAAAATACTCCCAGGCTGAAATTGATGCGATGATCGGCAAACGCCTCGCAAGAGAGCAACGTAAGTGGGAAAGAGAGCAAGCAAATCGGTCTGCGGAAACGCAAATCGTGAAAGCCGCACCAACTGCGTCCGTTGACCAGTTTGAAAGCCCTGAAGCTTATGCGGAAGCATTGGCGTATCAGAAAGCTGAAGAACTATTGGCCAAACGTGAAGCAGCCAAGCAGCAATCAGCCGTTCTCGAAAGCTATCAAGAGCGTGAAGAGCAAGCACGGGACAAGTATGATGACTTTGAACAAGTCGCCTACAACCCCAAACTGCCGATCACAAACGTGATGGCTGAAACGATCCAGTCTTCGGACATTGGGCCTGAGTTAGCGTACTACCTTGGCTCAAACCCTAAAGAAGCAGATCGTATCTCGCGTATGACGCCACTCGGTCAGGCGAAAGAGATTGGGAAAATTGAGGCTAAATTGGCCGCATCACCCCCAGTCAAAAAAACAACATCTGCGCCAGCGCCGATTTCTCCTGTTACTGCACGCTCCGCAGGGGCAACAGTTTTGGACACAACGGATCCTCGCTCTATCAAGAGCATGACGGCCTCTCAGTGGATTGAAGCTGAACGTGCAAGACAGATTAAGAAGCTGCAAGCGCAGAACCGCTAAAACTTTGACTTTTTTGAAAGGACTGAAATGTCTAATAGTATTCTGACCATTGACATGATCACACGCAAAGCGCTCGAAATCCTCGAGAACAACCTTGTGATCACCCGTAACGTGAACCGCCAGTACGACGACAGCTTCGCTGTTGAAGGTGCTAAGATTGGTTCTACACTGCGTATTCGCTTACCCGATCGCGCTTTGGTAACTGACGGTGCTGCCCTGCAAGTGCAAGACGACAACGAACAGTTCACCACTTTGACCGTTGCCAGCCAAAAGCACATCGGTGTCAACTTCACATCTGCTGAATTGACCATGCAATTGGACGACTTCGCAGAGCGTGTTTTGAAGCCTCGTATCAGCCAATTGGCGTCTTCTGTTGACGCTGACGTGGCCAATGCGTACAAGTACATCGGTAACTCCGTTGGTACACCTGGCACAACTCCTTCTACTT